GGCGCACACTCTCCGGCCCGTCTGGCTCCCCGCGACCGAGGACCGCGTACTCGAAGCTGATCCCGGCCGCACGGCAGATGGCCTCGATCTCGTCGATCGTCATGTCGGTCCGGCCGACAAGCCGGCGGCTGATCGCCGTCTGCGTCATCCCGATCTGCCGCGCGACCGTCGACGCGCTGATCCGGCGGCCAGCGAGCTGCTCCCGGATCCGCCGCGCGACGGCCTCGGATCGTGACTTGCCGATCCGCGGCGCCGATTCGTCCTGCTCGCCCCGACCGGGCATTACCTCGAATGCTCTGCTCACGCCGCGAGATTAACACCTACGCGACTAATACCGACAGATGTCGCCTTGTGTCGACACGCCCGACCCGAACACGCATCCCACGATTCAGGCGATAATTACCTGACAATGCGCCTCGTGAATACTCAGGCGGTGGACGCACCGACATACGCCGAGCAGGTGGCCGGGAACATCCGCGCCGAGGTAGCACGCGCCAAGCTCGCACAGACAACGATCGCCGACGCACTCGGCCTCACCCAGACAGCCGTGTCCAGGCGACTCCGAGGGGCCACCGAGTGGGCCCTCTCCGACCTCCCCCGCATCGCGGAACTGCTCGGCACCACCGTCGCCGACCTCGTCACCGTCACCCCGCCCGACGCCTGAACAGGCGAACCCGCCGCGGGGTGGAGTCGCGCGACATCCCCACGGCGGGCCGGGTCCCTTCGGAACCAAACCAGGAGTCTATCCATGCACCCACCTCGCTCCGACCAGCTCGTACCGGACGGTGATCTCCACGACTGGGCCGCGGTCGCTACCGATATGGCGATCGCGTCGACCCGTGCGGCCACCCGGATCGGTCTGCACGCCGCGGTCCACGCCGACAAGGCCGTGCAGCTGTCGTGCCCGGAACGCTCCGCCCACCTCGAAGACGCCAAGGTGGCCGCCGGTCTGGCGCGTGACCTGCACGCACTCGCCGACCTCGACGCTGCCCGTTCCGACCTCGACCCGATCGTCGTCGACCACGGGGTGATCCGCCGATGACTGCACGCCGGATCGTGGTCGTCGACCTCGAAACGACCAGCGTCGACCCGGACCGCGCGGTGCCGCTCGAGATCGCCGCCGTCGAGTACAAGCCGGACGCCCCCGCCCGCCGCGGGCAGGTAGTCGAGTACGTGCCCCCGTGGAACCCGCACGTCCTCGCCGCCGCCGATCCGGTCGCGCTTGCCGTGAACCGCTACTACGAGCGGCGGGTGTTCGAACGAACTGTTCCCCCGGAGGATGCGGCCGCCGCGGACCTCGAGCTGTTCGAGCTGCTCGCCGGCGCGACGCTCGCCGGCGCCAACGCCGCCTACGACGCGACCGTCCTGCGCCGCTACCTCGCCCAGGCCGACTACGAGTTCACCGCCGCCGCGCCCTGGCATTACCGGTTGCTCGACGTCGAGGTCGCGACTGCCGCGATCCACGGCTTCGGCGACGGCATCCCCAGCCTGCGGCGCTGCCGCGAACTCTGGGACCTCCCCGCCCAAGCCGACGCGCACACCGCGCTCGCCGACGCGATCGCCGCGCACGAAGTGCTCGCCGCGATCCTCGACCACCGAGGCGGGCAGCGATGAACGTCATCGATCCTCGCGCTGCTCGAGCAGCTGCTCGATCCGTGGCGAGTCCACCCGATCGGACTCGGCACCGTCGTCGGCTGGTGGCCGTGGTGACCGCCGCTGCCGAGGAGCGGCACGATGGGTGACCGCACCAGCATCGAGTGGACCGATGCCTCATGGAATCCGGTCACCGGCTGCACGAAGGTGTCGCCCGGCTGCGACCACTGCTACGCCGAGACGATCGCGCACCGGTTCGCCGGCACCAAGGCGTACCCGGCGGGGTTCGCGGTGACGCTACGCCCGGAACGGCTCGATCAGCCGATCCGCTGGGCCCGGACTCGGCGCGTGTTCGTCAACAGCATGTCGGACCTGTTCCACCGCGACATCCCGGACGACTACATCGCCCAGGTCTGGGCGCGGATGGCCGCGTCGCGCCGGCACACGTTCCAGGTGCTTACCAAGCGGCCAGCGCGGATGCGGGCGCTCCTGCGGTCCGCCAATTTCGTGGAACTGGTGCACCGCAAATGGATCGAGCGCCCGCAGCAACCGCCGTCCTGGCGGTGGCCACTGCCGAACGTATGGGGTGGCGTGTCCGTCGAGTCGCAGCAGTGGGCCGAGAACCGGATACCGATCCTGCTCGACACCCCGCTCGCGATCCGGTTCGTGTCCGCTGAGCCGCTGCTCGGGCCGCTCGATCTCGCTGGTTGGCTGCATGATTCGACGTGCGCGTACCGCGCCGAGGACGTGTGCACCTGCTACCCGCCCTACGAGGACTGCATCGACTGGGTCATCGCTGGCGGCGAGTCCGGGACCGGCGCACGCCCGATGCATCCCGACTGGGCGCGGTCACTGCGCGACCAGTGCGCCACCAGCCGCGCCGCGTTCCACTTCAAGCAGTGGGGCGAGTGGTACCCCGGCCGTGTCGTCGCCGACGACACGATGTCCGGCGGTGCCTACTACACCGGCAGCCCCGTTGTCGGTGGGCAGCTCGCGGTCTCGTCGCCGAACGTGCACGACTTCGGCGGCGGTGTCGGCGCATACCGGATCGGGAAGCGGCTGGCCGGCCGCGAGCTGGACGGCCGCACCTGGGATGAATACCCACCGGCGGTAGCTCGGTGACCGCCGCGTGTGACCGGTGCGGTCGGTCGTCGCCGCGCCTGAGACGCGGACTGTGCGCCGCCTGCTACGGGACCCGCCGCGAACGGGACATCGCGTACGGCCGCTGGGAGTCGCAGCGTGTCCCCGCCGACCCCGTCCGCGCGCACGTCGCCGCCCTGCGGGCGGCCGGCATGTCGCTGGCCGTGATCCGCGCCCGAGCCGGGGTGTCCCGCACCGCACTCTCAGCGCTGCGTCTCGGCCGCCCCGAACGCGGCACACCACCCCCGGCCTACGTGATGGCCGGCACCGCCCGCGCGGTCCTCGCTGTCCCGATCCCCGGCGACCCCGCTCAGGTGGCCGCGCGCGGCGCGCTCGTCGACGCGACCGGCGCCCGTCGCCGCCTCCGGGCGCTCGTCGCCGCCGGCTGGACCCACACCGAACTCGCCCACCGGCTCGGCACGACCGTGTCGCACGTCGGTCGAACCCTGCACGCCGACCGCGTCACGGCGCGGCGCGCCGACGACATCGCGAAGCTGTACGCCGAATTGCAGATGCGGCCCGGTCCCTCCGTTCGGGCTCGCCGGCACGCCGCCCGCCACGACTGGCCGCTGCCGCTCGAATGGGACGAGGACACGATCGACGATCCGGACACCGAACCGGTTCGGTCCAGGCACACCGCGGCCTCGACCCGGCGGGAGCGGATCGAGCGGGTGGCGGAGCTGACCGCTGCCGGCCTGTCCGCGAAGCGGATCGCCGACCGGCTCGGCGTCACACAGCGCGCCGTCACCAGGTACCGGCGCGCGGGAGCGGTCGCATGATCGAGCCCGGATCAACCGAGCATCGGCGGCTGATCTCACCGTCGAAGGTCGCCGCGATCCTCGGCCTGTCCAGGTGGGAATCGGCGTACCGGTTGTGGCACCGGATGAAAGGGCTTGTGCCGGACGAGCCGGACAGCGACGTGTTCGCCGCCGGCCACGCCTACGAGCCGGCGCTCGCCTACCTGTGGTGCCGCGAAAACCCGGGCTGGCAGCTGTCGCCGGGCGAGGTGCAGGTCCGCGCGGACCTCGGATTCCCGGCCGTCGCCACCCTCGACCGCCGCGGCCGCCGCGGCCGCGCCCGCCGGGTGGTGCAGTTCAAGACCGCCCGCGACCTGTCGGATTGGGGCGACTACTTCACCGATCTCGACAGTGCGCCAGCCGATTACGCGGTGCAGGTGCTCGCCGAGATGCACATCTCCGGCTACACCCGGCTCCCCGCTCACCTGATGGTGATGGGCCCGTACTTCCGGTGGCACACCTACGTGATCCCGTACGACCCCGTCGTGTGCATGCACATCGAGCAACGCTGCCAACAGTTCTGGGACTCCCTGCAAGCGGATGACCCGCCGCCGCTGGACGATTCGACCGCCACCTACGAGGCGGTCCGGGAGCTACATCCCGACATCGACGGATCGACCGCTGTCATCGACCCCGCGCTGGCCGCCGACTGGCTCGACGCCGACCGCGCCGAGAAGGACGCCAAGAAGCGGCTTACCGGGCTCAAGACCCGGGTGCTCGAGCAGATGGGCAACGCGCAACGCGGCATCGCCAGCGGCCTCCTCGCCGGCGTCCCCAACGAGCTCAAGGTCGCGAGACGCCAGCCGTCCAGCCGGGGCAGTGTGTCGCTCTACCCCGAAACCAAGACCAGCACAACCGATCTGAGAGGACTCGCGAAGTGACAGACCCCACCACCACGACAACCGACGTGCGAGAGGGGGCAACAGCCGACCCGGCCGCGGACCTGCTGAACCCGCAACCCGCTGCACCCGTCCCCGCGGTCCGCGAAGTGTCCAGCGAGCTCGTCATCGCCCCCGGCCAGCGCGAGTTCACGCCGCGCCAACTGGCCGTGCTGCGCCAGCTCGGGATCGAGGACGCCTCGCAAGAGGATGTCGACCTGTTCTTCCACCGCTGCCAGGTCACCGGCCTCGACCCGTTCTCGCGGCAGATCTACATGATCGGCCGCAACACCCAGGTCGCCACCTACGAGCCGGTCAACCCAGACGAGCCGGACGGGCAGAAACGCAAGGTCGTCCGGTGGGTCACCAAGTACACGATCCAGACCGGCATCGACGGCTACCGGCTGAACGGGCAACGCGCCGCCCGCAAGCTCGGCCACCCGAAGCCCGAAACAAAGGCGTGGCTCTGGCGCGGCACCGAAACCGGCTGGGAAGACGCCTGGATGGGCACCGAGCCGCCAGCGGCGGCGAAGGTCACGATCGTCGCCGACGGCGTCGAGCACACCGCCGTGTGCATGTACGCCGAGTACGTCCAGACGGTGAAGGTCGACGGCGCGAACCGCCCGAACAGCATGTGGTCGAAGATGCCGGCCAACCAGATCGGCAAGTGCACCGAGGCAGCAGCGTGGCGCAAGGCGTACCCCGACGACTTCGCGGACCTGGTGCTCGAGGACGCCGCGCACGTCGTCGTCGACGAGGACGGTGTCGTGCAGGGTGTCGATACCACCCCGGAGACCGGGCAGCGCGCACCGCGGCGGGGCACCGCCGGCGTCCGCGACGCTCTCGGCATCACCGACCCACCCTCGGAAGCGGGCGAGAAACCGGACAACCAGCAGCCAGGTAGCAGCACCTCGACGCAGGTCCGCACCCTCGGCCAGCTCCTCACGAAAGAGGGCACACCGAAAGGCGAATGGCTGACCTGGCTCAGCGGGCAGGTCCGCCGCGACATCACCAAGCCCGGCGACCTCAGCCACGCCGAGGCTGCCGAGCTGATCCAGTTCCTGCAGGCCGAGCAGGCCAAGGACGCTGAGAAGGGCCACAGCTGATGGCCCGGATCAACGACCAGCTCGTGATGCAGCTCGTCGAGGACGACACGCTCGGCTACCTGGGTGTCGTGTTCCTCGAGGAGGAGACCGCCGCCGAATGCGTCGTCCCTGTCGACGCACTGCCGGAGTTCCTAGCGATGGTGGCCGGCGCTCGCGACCGCGGTGAGCCGGTCACGGTCGGCGACCCGGACGCCGGCGAACAGTCGATCGTGCTCGCCGCCGCGGACCTCAAGAAGGTCGCCGCGTTCGGCGGGTACTTCGCCCGCACCATCGACCAGACCACCCGCTGAAACACGAACGGAGACAACCCAGCATGAACGCTCAACAACCCCTGATCGAAGCCGCGCGGCTCCGGTTCAACGGCATGTCTCGCGACAGCCTGGAAGACCCGCCGGACCTCGACGAGGAAGTCGTGTTCACCGTCCGTGCGCGCTGCAAGAAGCAGGAGCGGGAGCGGATGAAGGACGGCGAGATCCGGCTCGTCGCGATCATGGAGGTCGTCGACGTCCACGTCGGCGGCACGATGCCCGATCGGGACGACGAGGGCCCCACTCTGTTCGACGACGAACCCGACGACGATGCCGAGTAGCCCGCCGACGTGCACGCGGTGCGGCCGGCCTATCAACGCGCACGGCCAGCTGTGCCACGACTGCCGGCAGGGAACGAACCGCGGCCGCGCTCGCTGGGTGGCTGTCGCCGCTGCGGCGGGTCTGCTGCTACTCCCGGGATGCGGGCGGCAGGTCCACGACCGGTGCCTGGTCGACGGGAAGGACCGCACCACGACCGTCCGGGACGGTAAGCAGGCCAGCGACATGCGCGTGTACACCACGTGCGGGACGTTCACCGTCACCGACAACTGGGTGTCCGGCAACCGGTCGGCCGACCTCTACGGATCGCTCCGTGAGGGCCGCACGTACCGGTTCGAGACCACGGGGTACCGGAGCGGGTTGCTGTCCCAGTTCCCGACCATCGTTGCGGCACAAGAAGTCGGGCCTTGATCGGGCTGGGGGCGGGACGACGAGTGAGAGGACGCGTGTATGGACCCGTCACCCGAGCCGATCGAGCGGTTCGCTTGGGAGCGGGTGGTGCGCCGAGTCCGAATGCCGAAGGCGCACAAGTATCTGGGGCTGGTGCTGGCAACGTACGCAGACGCGGACGGCTCGTCGATCAGGCCGGGTGTGGACCGGCTCGCGCGGGTCACCGACACGTCCACAGCGACCGTGAAACGCGGTCTGGCGTGGCTGCGGGAGGCGGGGTTCGTCGAGCGCACGCGGCAGGGAAACCGGTGGGCGAAATCGGCCGACGAGTACCGGCTCACCGTGCCGCCGGACGTCCTCGACATGGACATTCTGAGCGTCGACGAGGACTGAGTCTATGGCTCACGGGTGAGCCCCAGACTCGGCCGTCCACTCGAAAGTCTGGGGCTCACTGGTGATCCCCAGACTCGATGCCGAACTGCCAGTCTATGGCTCACTGGTGATCCATAGACACGCCCGGGATCTCGAAAGTCTGGGGATCATTTTCGGCGTGTCTATGGATCAAATTTCAAAGTCTGGGGCTCATTTCGGCCAAGTCTGGGGATCACAGCTGTGATCCCCCACCAATAACCAACCCACTTACACCAACCACCTGGGCACCAATACAGATCACGTTCTCGACGTAACTCACAACCGCGCGCGAGCACCTCGACCGAAGGACCCCGAATGACGACCCACCCCGCACCCGCCGAGCCAGCGCCCGACCCCGCTGCGGTCCTCGCGGCGATCGCCGACATGCGACCGCCCCTGAGCCTGTGGCTCGACGTAGCCGCGCGCCGAGCGCTCGCCCACGCGAAGCACGGCGCCCGCTCGATCGAGCACCTGGAATCCCCCGACCCGGCCTGGCTACCCGTCCTCGTCGAGGAGATCGGCGAAGTCGCGAACTCGCTGACCTACGACGGCCACACCACCGGCATCCGCGACGAGCTGCTCGACGTGCTCGCTGTCGCCTCGGCGTGGATCGACGCCATCGACCGGGCGGCCAGCGATGGCGCCTGATCTCGAACACGCTCAGCTGCAAGAGCTCGCGATCACCGTCGACTGCCGGCAACCCGGCTGCGCGCAGCCGGCCGGCGTGCTGTGCGTGAACGTCCACACCGGCGAGCTGCTGCGGAGGCTGCCGGCGCATCCGCTCCGCATCCGCGACGCACGGAAAGCGGCGAACCGGTGACCGCGCCGACACCGGCTGAGGTCGCAGCGATGGACGAGAGCGGCATCGACCCGACGCCGCTGCTCGGCGACGGCGCTCAGACCCGGCTGTTCGAGATGGCGGACCACCTGGACCGACTCGCCGCTCGGGTGTCGGCGTGACCCGGATCGTGGGTGTCGACCCGTCGCTCGTCGGGACCGGCATCGCGGTCCTGCCGCACCCGTCGACCGCCGCACCCGAGCTGGTGCCGACGCTGGTCACGATCGGCGAGACCGGGTCGGACCGGGACACCGTCGCGACGACAGCACGCCGGATCGCCCGGACCACGCGCGCGGTCCTGCAACGCGTCCCGACCGACACCGAGATCGCGTTGGCGGTGATCGAGGGCCTGCCATACGGCACCGAAGGCGGCCGCCACGAAGAACGCGCCGCGCTGTGGTGGGGCATCGCCGCCGGCCTCACCCAGCGGCGCATCCCGATCGCGGTGTGCAACACCACACACCGCGCCATCTGGGCATCGGGGTCGGGTCGCGGCGACAAGGCCGTCTGCACCGCCGCGATCAAAGCGCTGTGGACGAACGTCGTCGTCAGGGACCACAACCAAGCCGACGCGCTGATCGTCGCGCACATGGCCGCACAGCGCCTCGGGTGGTTCCCGATCGAGCACCCGCAGCACGACATCGCGAACCGCATGACCTGGCCGGCCGGCCTCCCCGACGTCCTACCACCAGCACCACCCAAACCACCGAAGACCACGACGAAGGGCACCCGACGATGACGATCACCGACACCCCAGTCAGCGACCCCGAGGTGCACGAGCAGAAGCCCGATGCACTCCGCGAGGAGACGAGCCGTCACGCCGCCAGCCTGGACTGCGTCCCGACCCCGATCTACGACCAGCTGATCACCGACCTCGGCATCGACCCCGATCGCGAGGACCAGTGACCGCCGCGACCGTCGTCGAGCGGATCGCCGCGGTGGTCCGCGCCGGCCTCGCCGACCAGATCCCCGACGCGAAGGTCGTCGACGTCGACGTCGACCAGCTCGCCGCCGCGATCGCCGCAGAGCTGGAGCTCCAACACCACACCAGCACAGCGGGCGGCTTCCAGTACGGCATCCACCCCATGACACCACCATTGGACTACCCACCGACCTACGAGATCGAATCGTGGTCCACCCGGTCCTGGCCGGTCGACCCGGACGCGTTCGAGGCGTACGTGCAGTGGCACCGCGACCGCGGCGCCGAAGGACTCCGCCTGTGGCAAGCGGGATCGACGCTCCCGCTCCCGGACCATCCGTGACCGGACCTGCTTGCTCGGCGTGCCGTCGTCCGACCCCCGACGGTGTCGTGTTGTGCACCGCCTGTTTCGGGCAACTCGTCACCGCGCTCCGATCGGTGCCCGGTGTGGTCGCCGATATCGCCGTCGCGGCAGCGCGCCTCGACCGGGCCACACCAGGCCGGATCGGCGGCAGGTCCGCCGACACACCGCTCCCCGAGCGTCTCGGTCTCCGTAAGCCGGTCGCCGACCTCGCCGACGTCGTCCGCCGATGGGCGATCATCACCGCCGCCGGCCACCAGGTGTGCCCATCCCGCCGGCACCTCACCGAGCTCGCCCTCGAAGCCCGCGACCAGCAGCACCGGCCGCGCGACCCCGCCGCGCTCGCGCTGATCCCGGTCCAACCCGTGGAAATCCACGCCCTCTGGCTCGCCCACCACCCCGCCTGGCTCCGCGGACACCCCAGCATCGGAGACGCGCACCAGCAGATCACCACGGCAGTCGCGCGGGCACGCGCCGCCTGCGACCGCCCGCAGCTGCGGTTCTACGGCTGGTGCCGCACCCGCGACACCGCACACGAGCAGCAATGCGGCGCCGAACTGTACGCCGCCACCGACGCCGACCTCGTCGCATGCCGACGCTGCGGAACGAAACACCCCGGCGACCAACTCCGCGACCAACTCCTGATGGACGCCCGCAGCGCGCTCGCCACCCGCGAGGAACTCCTCGCCGTCCTCCACGTCTACACCGGCACACCAGTCCCCGCAGGCACCTTCTACAGCTGGCGATCCCGCGGCCGGCTACGCCCCGCCGGCTGGCTCCACCGCGACGAACGATACGGCGACCGCATCACCGACCACTGGATCTCACGCACCGACCCACCCGTATTCCGCGTCGGCGACGCCCTCGCACTGCTCGACAAAACCCCAAGCACCACAACGGAATAGGACCATCCTGTGTCCCACGACGAAGACACATCCCGCTGGGCCGTACCCGCCACCATCGCGCCGTCGATCGGCCTCACCGCCTGGGCCTGGACCGGACAATGGGCCTGGATCGTCACCGGCCTCGCGGTCATGGTGATCATCGCCGGCGTCTCCGTGCACTACCCGCGCCGGCCACGATGAGAGCACACCCGGCCTCCGACTACGAACAGTTCGCCCGAGCAATGGAAGGATTCCAGCGCGCCGCCCAGGCCCTCGCCGTCCAGGCCGCCCTCGGCGTGCTGATGCGCGGCGACCTCCCCGAAGCGACCGAGATCCTCGGCAAGCTCAAACCCGACACGCTGCGCTCACTGTCCGTCGCGGCGAAAACCCTCGCCGACCTCGCCGACCACGAACTCACCCGACGGCGACCAGCGCGCTGAGTGGACAACCCCACTGACCTGCATGCAAGATGTCACTGCAGGCGGACTCCGTGTGCCCACACCACGGACCAGCCGGCCACCCCACGATTCCCCAAGCTGCACCCCCGCTGCGCGTCAACCACACCCGAACCCGGCCGCCGAGCGACGACCGGGACAACGGGAACGGAAAGCGCACCCAGCCTCACACCCCCACGCCCAACCGGGCGCGGGTCCCGAACAGTGAGGTCGTAAAGCCGGACCAACTTCACCGGCCGTGAAAGCTGCGCACAGCCGGGGGGTGCAGCCCCCGGGGACAAGAAGGGCCACACACCCCCGTGGGATCGAAGAACTCACGCGCACTCCGCGAAATCGACCGCACCCTACGAGCACGCCAAGGGCCCTGCTGGATCTGCGGCCACCCCATCGACTACACCCGCCCCTACCACCGCGAAGACGGCACCTGCGACCCCGACGCCTTCACCATCGAACACATCCACCCACGCTCCACTCACCCACACCTCGAACACGACCCCGGCAACTGCGTCCCCGCACACGCACGCTGCAACAAACAACGCGGCAACCGCCCCTACCACCCCAACCTCGGCACCCCAACCCAAGACTGGTAGCCACCGGGGTATAGGGGTCCAAATCACCGAACAGCCGCCGTCCCTTGCCATCCGGGCGGATGTGATCCCCCCCCCCGGCGGCTCGGCCGGGGTGGGGGGGTTCGCGCGCGCGAGAGCGCCCCGGCCTGCGGGGTTGCTGGCCGGGGCGCTCCGAGTGGGGGGTGGGCGGGGGGGGGTCTACAGGCAGCCGAGGGTGCGGTAGCCGAGGATCGTGCCGGTCGCGGGGTCGGTGACCTCGTCGAGGGGGAACAGCAGGTCGCCGCGGTGGCCAGCGAGGACTTCGGCGATTTCGCGGGTGACGACATACCAGGTGCCGGGGGTGGGGGCTGGGATCCCGACGGGGCGTGCGGGTTCGATGTCGACGACGATCGCGCCGTCGAGGAATCCGGGCGGCGCGTAGGGGGTGGTGCGGTTCTCGGCGAGGCGGGCGGGTTGGGTGGCTGCGGGGAGCTGCCGGACGACTTGTCGGTCGTCGGTGTAGATGGCGATGGCGCGGTCGGTGAGGTTGACGAGTCCGGTCATGGCTGCTGTTGGCTCCGTGGGCTTGTCGGTGTCGGTGAAGGTGCCGCGTAGGCGTTCGATGAGCTGGTCGGCGTGGGTCATTTCGCCGGTGTCGTCGGTCGGGCCGACGAACACGATGGGCCCGACGAGCTGGTCGTAGCTGTGGCCGGTCCAGCCGTCGAGCGCGGCGATGGTCTCGGCGAGGCAGTTCCGGGGCAGGCCCTTGAGCTTGCCTTCGTCGTCGAGGATCATGTTCGACGATCGGAGGGTGACGGCTTGAATCCAGGCGCCGCCTGCTGCGGCTTGCAGTGATGCGAGGTCGCGCCCGATAGTGCGGATGGTGATGATGTCGAGGTCTGGCCAGGTCTGTACGACGCGGATCTTGGTCATTGGGTGAGTCCTTCGGCGAGTCGGCGGATGCGGGTGTCGACGTAGTCGCGCCAGTGCGGGTAGGCGGCGTCGGGTGCGCCGCGGGTTTCGGCTTCGAGTGCGGATGCATGGTCGGCGGCGTCGAGGATCGATAGCAGTTCGGCGGCGATCGCTTCGCGGGTGCGGCGCTTGATCGGTCCGTGTCGGTTCATCGGTCGCCCTCGGTGTCGACACCGAGGGCGGTGCGGAGGTAGTCGTAGGCGCGGGCTTTGCGGACTACGCCGGCCATGATCTTGCTTCCGGTGGCGCGTACGCGGCGGTCGCCTGCGCGGTCGCCTGCGCGTTCGGCTGCGTCGAGCAGTTCGCGGATCTCGCCGGTTGTCCACGGGCGGGTCATCGGGTGCTCGCTCGACGGCCGCTGTGGCTGGCCGCTATTGCCGCTGCTGCTGCGGCCGCAGCGATGTAGCCGGCCACGCCGGCCCACACGTGCTGTCCGGTGACGAGCAGCGCGACCGCGAACAGTGTGAGCGCTGCGGTGGTCAGCAGGCAGAGGCGGTAGGCGGTGGCGGCCCGAGTGCGGCGATGCCGGTGTCGGCCGGTCACCGCTGGTCCTCCCGCCACATGGCCCAGGTGATGTAGCCCCAGGCGGCGGTCCAGAACGCGGCGACGAGCGCGGCGTCGTGGCGGCCGAGCAGGTGGAACACGACGGTGGCCGCGACGAGCAACGCCAGGAACGCAGCCGGCCGGGCAGTCGTTCCCCGCGGGTAGCTGGTGGTCATCGGTCGGACACCTCGCGGTTGCGGTGGCAGTTGCGGTCGCACCAGGCGCACCTGTCGCTGCCGTTCGCTGCGGGGACGTCGGCGTACGAGTGGGCGCGTCGGCCGTCGAGGGTGGCCGTCGAGAAGTGGATGTGTGCCAGGCATTCGCACTGGCCGGGTGGGTGCTGCTGGTCGGTGGGCATGGGCGCGACTCCATTTCGTGGTGTGGCGTGACGGTTCTCACGCCACACAGCAACGTACACGATATTCGACTATCTAGTCGGATATCGCCTATCTAGGGCGCGCTCGGGCGTTCGGGCGCTCGGGCGCGAAGGGTGAGAGGTGATGGCGGATGCCGGGACCGAGCAGGCGGGCGGGGAAGCTGACCACTGCGGTTCGCGCGTCGGTAGCTGCAATGGATTGGCTCACCGACGCCGACAAGGCGGCCGTCGAGCTGGCGACCCAGTACGCGCGGCAGATCGAGGCCGGTGTCGCCGAGGGTGGGCAGGACGCGACGAAGGCGCTGTACCTCGGCCCGCACCTGCTGCGGACGCTCGCCGACCTGGGTGGCACGCCGGCTGGCCGCGGTGTGATCGGGAACCGGCCGGCGCGGTCGCCGGCGCGCAGCGAGCCGGCGCGTGACGACGACGGAGACACCACCGACGACGACGACAGCGCCGACAGCGCCGACAGCGCCGGGTCGGCGCTCGCGCGGCTCCGCGAGAAACGGTCGCGCCGAACCGCTTGAAGGCCGCACCGAGCCGCGAATCTGGACGCGGCCGCTGCGGGAGCTGACGCCGGAGACATCGCTCGGTTGGGACTGCATCGCGTTCGCCGAGGACGTCCTCGGGATCGAGCTGTACCGGTGGCAGAAGTGGGTCCTGATCCACGCGCTGGAGTTGCTGCCGGACGGCACTTTCCGTTTCCGGACGGTGGTGCTGCTGGTCGGGCGGCAGAACGGCAAGTCGACGCTGTTGATGGTGCTGGTGCTGTGGCGCATGTTCGTCGAGGCGGCGCCGTTGACGATCGGGACCGCGCAGAACCTCGACGTGTCCGAGGAGCTGTGGGCCGACACGCTCGAGCTCGTACGGGACGTGCCGGATCTGTCGGTCGAGGTGCCGCCCCGGAACGTGAAGACGGGCAACAGCAAGAAGGTGTTCTGGCTGCGGTCGGGTGAGCGGTACAAGGTGGCCACCGCGTCCCGGAAAGGTGGCCGCGGATTGTCCGGGGACCTGGTCCTCATGGATGAGCTGCGGGAGCACACCACGTTCGCGTCGTGGTCCGCGGTGTCGAAGACGACGCTGGCCCGGTTGCGGGCTCAGGTGTGGGGCGTGTCGAACGCCGGCGACGCGCTGAGCGTGGTGCTGCGCCGGCTGCGGGCGCTCGCGCACCAGGCGCTCGGCTGGCCGGACGGCGACGACGACGCACCGACGCTCGGTGTCGTGCACCTCCAGCTCGATGCCGAGCAGGCCGCCGAGCTGGAGCGTGACGGCGACAGCCTGGGGATCTTCGAGTACAGCGCGCCGCCGGGGGTCGACATCTTCGACCGGCAATGGTGGCCGTGGGCGAACCCGTCGCTCGGTTATCCGCGGGCGGACGGTTCGGGGCTGACGGAACGGGCGATCGCCGCGGCTGCGCGCACGGACCCGGAGGACGTGTTCCGCACCGAGGTGCTGTGCCAGTGGGTGACGGGCGCCGGGCACGGCCCGTTCCCGAAGGGTCGGTGGCTGGACCGACTCGACCCCGATTCGGGGCTCGGCCGCAAGGCGAAGGTGTGGGCGTGCGTCGACGTGTCGCACGACCGGTCGATGACCTACATCGCGTTCGGCGGGTGGCGGAAGGACGGCACCCGGCATGGTGAGGTCGTCGCCCAGCGCGCCGGCACCGACTGGGTCGTCGACTGGTTGACCGGGACCCGGCGTCGGCGGGACCGGATCGTCGCGGTCGCGGTCGCCGGAACGGGCGCCCCGGTGGTGTCGCTGCTGCCGGCGCTGCACGAGTCGGGGCTGACCGTGATCGAGATGTCGATCACCGATCAGGCCGCGGCGTGTGGTATCGCGTTCGACCTCGTCGACGGCGGCGGTGTGGCGCGGGTCGCCCAGCCGGTCCTCGACGTCGCCGCGACGACCGCCGCCGTGAAACCGGTTCGGGACGCGTGGGTGATCGACCGGGCGCGGTCGCCGGCGGACGCGGCTCCGCTGATCGCGTGGATCGGGGCGCTGTGGTGCATGGACAAGGCCGAGCTCGACCAGGACTCGGTGTACGAGGACAACGACCTGATGGTGGTGTGATGTGACGGACTGGCTGCTCGCGGCGATCCTCGTCGTGGTCGCCGCGGCCGCGGTCGCCGAGCTGGCGCGGCGCGTCGGCGCGGGTCGGCATCTGCACCGGCGGCGGGTCGTGGTGAATCTCCGGTCCGGCAACGCGGTCGGCGGGGTCATCACCAGCTCGGTCGGCCGCTACTACACGGTCTCGGACGCGCAGATCCACGAACTCGGTCAGCCGGCGCCGGTGCCGGCTGACGGCGCGATCGTGATCGCGAAGGACCACGTCGACTACGTGCAGGTGCTCTGATGTCGTTCGTCGTGTCGGAGGGGACGCTGCGGGGACTGTCCCGGCCGGAGCTCCCGCCGGTCGCGCAGATCAAGCTCGTCGACGGTGTCGCCCAGCATTACCACGAGATCTGGCGGTCGCAGCCGGCGGTGCGCACGGTGACCAGTTTCCTCGGCAGGAACATCGCGCAGCTCGGGTTGCACACGTTCGCGCGGCGCAGCGACACCGAACGGGAGCGGCTGACCGATCACCCGCTGGCCGTGCTGTTGGGCCGGCCGAACGGTTGGACGACGACGTACCGAGCGTTGGACGCGCTCGTGCAGGACTACGCGATCTTCGACGTCGCGTACTGGCAGAAACTCGCCGCGGCGGACGGGCGCCTCGCGCTGGTCCGGCTGCCGCCGCCGATGGTCACCCCGAAGGGTGAGAACTGGCTGTACCCGGAGAAGTTCGAGCTGGCCGGGTCGAAGGGTAAGAAGGAGATCCCCGCCGATCAGGTGGTGTTCTTCCGCGGCTACAACCCGATGAGCAACGCGACCGGGGTGTCTCCGCTGGAATCGCTGCGCGTCATCCTCGCCGAGGAGTACGAAGCGTCTCGGATGCGGGAGAGCGTGCTCCGCAACGGTGCCCGCTTGTCCGGGTACCTGGAGCGTCCGCGGGACGCCAAGGACTGGTCAGGGAAGGCGCGGGAACGGTTCCGCGAATCGTGGCGGTCGCAGTACTCCGGCGGCGGGCCGCAGGCCGGCGGCACACCGATCCTCGAGGACGGGATGACGTTCCGTCCGGTCGCGCAGACCGCGAAGGACCTCCAGTACGTGGAGGGCCGGAAACTGACCAGGGAGGAAGTCGCGTCGGCCTATTTCATCCCGCCGCCGATGGTCGGGATCTTGGATCACGCAACGTTCTCGAACATCACCGAGCAGCACAAGATGCTGTACCAGGACACGCTCGGCCCGTGGCTGACGATGATCGCGCAGGAGATCGCGCTCCAGCTGATCCCCGATCTCGACGCCGCCGCGGTCGACCTGTACGTCGAGTTCAACCTCGCCGAGAAGATGCGCGGCAACTTCGAGGAACGCGCGGATTCCACCGTCAAGGCGGTCGGCTCGCCGTGGATGACGGTGAACGAGGCACGCGCACTGGACAACCGGCCACCACTCGACGGCGGTGACGAGCTGGTGCGGCCGTTGAACGTCACCCAGAACGGCGACCAGGACCCGATCCCGGCCGAACCCGACGAAGGCACCGACCCGGCGTTCGTGCCCGCACCCACGCCCGACGACGACGAGAACGACCCTGAGGACGAGTGATGCTGACCAAGGACGCACCCGTACGGGTGAAGGCCGGCCCGGACGACGGGCTCGAGGAAGGCGAGTTCACCGCCTACGCCAGCGTGTTCGGCAACCGCGACAGCTACGGCGACGTCGTGATGCCGGGCGCGTTCGCGAACACCATCACCGCGTGGGCGAAGTCGGACGACCTGATCCCGCTGCTGTTCGGACACAACATGTCCGACCCCGACTACAACATCGGGCACCTGATCACCGCCGAGGAGGACGACACCGGCCTGCTGGTGCACGCCCGCCTCGACCTCCAGAATCCCAAGAGCGCGCAAACCTACCGGCTGCTGAAAGGCCGCCGCATCCGGCAGATGTCGTTCGCCTACGACGTGATCGAAGGCGGCTGGGAACAGCGGAAGAAAAACCCCGACGATGACGGCGAGAACCCCGACGTCGAGGAGTTCTACGCGCTGCGTGAACTCAAGCTGTACGAGGTGTCGGTCGTGACGATCGGCGCCAACCAGGACACCGAGATCTTGGCCGTGAAGTCGATCCCACGGGTCGCCGACCAGCTGACCGCCGGCATGAAAGCCGGCCGGGTGCTGTCGGCGAAGAACGAGGGCGAGATCCGCACCGCCCACGAAGCTCTGGGCCGAGTGCTCGAAGCGCTCGACACCACCGAAGACGAGGACAAGGCCAGCGGCCGCGGCCCGTCCCGCAAGAGCGACAGCTCGGGCGGGGCCAGCCAGGAGCCGTCCGTCACGGACTCGGCACTGCACGCACTGGACGCGCTCGACATCGAGCTGAGCGCACTCACCGCCGAGGAGGCACCCACACCATGAGCACCACCACGATCAGCAAGATCGCGGACCTGCGGGCCCGCGCGGCCGCGGCAGCGAAGTCCGCGCGCGACATCGCGGAGAAGGCCGACGGCGAGGACCGGTCGATGACCGACGCCGAGAAGACCGACTTCGACGCGCACATGAAGCAGGGACGCGAGCTGCTCGACGCGTTGATGGCGGCGAAGTCCGACGCCGACATCCTCGCGCAGGCCCGCAAGCTCGCCGAGGACATCGGGGAGCCGGCTGCCGGCGACGTCGACGCGCAGGGCCAGGTCCCGATCCGGGAGCGGGTGAAGTCGCTCGGCCTCCAGGTCGTCGAGTCGCAGGCGTACAAGGACCTGCTGGAGCCGTTCGGCGGTCCCGGTCACCGGATCCCCGACAAGACGCGGATCCAGTCCCAGCCGATCCCGATCAAGGGCCTGTTCGTCGGTGGTACCGACACCAGCGCCGGCGCGTTCGTGGTCAACGAGCAGACCGGCATCGTGGAGATGCTGGGCCGCAAGCCGCTCACGATCCGGTCGCTGATCTCGGTGCGCCGCACCGCGTCGGACACGGTCGAGTACGTCGCGCAGACCAGCCACACCAACTCTGCGGCGGTGGTGCCGGAGGCGACCAGCTCGGCCGCGCCGACCGCGCCCGGCAGCGCGGGGCCGCTGGTGCGGAACCCGGGCGGCGGGTACAAGCCCGAGGGGTCGTGGGCGTTCGAGCGGCGGACCGCGGTCGTGAAGACGATCGCCGAATGGGTGCCGTCGACGAAGCGTGCGCTGGCGGACGTCGGTCAGCTCGAAGGGTTGATCAACGACGAGCTCCGCGCCGACATCAGCGAGGCCGAGGAGAACCAGATCCTCGCCGGCAACGGTGTCGGGGACAACTTCACCGGTGTGTTGAACACCTCGGGTATCCAGGCGCAGGCATTCGACACCGACATCTTCACGACCGTTCGGCGGGCGATCACCAAGGCCCGAGTGGTGGGACGGTCGAACCCGACCGCGCTGGTCGTGAATCCGGCGCAGGCGGAGGAGATCGACCTGACCCGCGACGAGCAGGGCAGGTTCTTCTACGGCGGCCCGCAGGCAGTCGGCCCGCGGACCCTGTGGGGTGTCCCGCTGGTCGAGTCCGAGACCATGCCCGCCGGGACCGGCGCGCTGGCCGACTGGTCGAAGGCCGTCCTGTGGGACCGGGAGGAGACCACGGTCACCATGTCGGACTCGCACGAGGATTTCTTCGTCCGGAACATGGTCGCCGTCCTTGCAGAGGAGCGGTGCGCGTTCGCGGTCACCCGTCCGTCCGCGTTCGTGTCCGTCGACCTGGCCGCCTGAGCCCGGTCGTAGCCGAGAGAGGGAGAAATTCGCATGGCTGAGCTACACACCTACGACGTCGAGGTCAACGGGTACGCGACCCGGGTGAAGCTGACCGCGGAGGACGCCGAGAAGCGTGGCCTGACCGACGCCGACAAGGTGAAGGTGACCCGCAAGTCCCGCACCGCGGCGAACAAGTCCCGCACCGCGGCGAACAAGTCCCCCGGCCCGGCCGATCCCGGCTCAGGCTCGGGCGATCCGGGCACGGCGACCGACCCGGCCGCGGGCGAGTAGGGCAAGGCCGCGGCGATGACCTCACCGGACGCACTGCTGGTCACCGAAACCGATGTCGCCGCCTTCGTCGACGAAGACGACGACACGTACCAGCAGCAGCGGATCGCCGAGGTCGTCGCCGCGGTGCGCACCTACTGCGGCTGGCACATCGCCCCCGCCCGGACCGAGACGCTCGTCGTCGACGGCCCGGGCGGGCCGGTGCTCCAGCTGCCCACGCTGCACGTCACCGCGGTCGAATCGGTGACCGAACTCGGGAAACCGCTCACGGCCAGCGCCGGCTACAGCTGGTCCGCACGCGGGTCCCTGCGCCGACAGCCACGCGGAACGTGGTGGACCGACGAGTACCGGGCGATCGAGGTCCGGCTCACCCACGGCCACCCGGTGGCGCCGGCCGACATCGTCGGTGTCGTCATGGACCGGGCGCTCACCGCCGCCGCATCCCCGGCGGGGCAGCCTGCGGAGAAGATGGGTCCGTTCGAGTTCGGCGGCAGCGCCGGCACCGCGGCCGCGTTCCTCGACTCGCAGTACGCGATCCTCGACCGGTACCGGCTGGAGCCCCCGCCGTGAGCGAGACCGTGCAGCGTTACCGGCCCACGACCGGCCGCGGCGGCGTCGACGACCTCGACGACCCCGCACCCTGGACCGGCCCGGCACCGTTGCGGGCACGGGCGGTCGAGCCTGGCCCACCACGGGACCGCGCGATCCGCGGCCGCAACGGCGAGACGATCGCCTGGACGGTGTACTTCCTGCCGGCGCCCGACCTCACCGGCGAGGACGAGCTGGTCGTCCGCGGCGACCGGTGCCGCGTCCAGATTCTCGACTGGCGGTCCCCGTACACCACGAGGACCGGGCTCGTCGCACTGTGCACGCTGGGCCGCGGCTGATGGCCGACGTGAAGGTCGACTTCCGGCTCGACGGCGCCGGCGTCCGCGAGGTCCTGACCGGGCTCACCGAATCGCTCGTCGACGACGTCGCCGAGCAGATCGCCGAACGGGTCCGCGGGATCGTCGGCGACGACATCCCTGTCGTCGTCACCTACGACGACACCGATCGGGCCGCCGCGTCGGTCATGATCGCGCACCCGACCGGCGCGCACCTGCAAGCCACCACCGGCGCGCTGACCCGCGCAGCCGGGCAGCTCGGGCTCACGGTCGGCCCGGCATGAGTTCGCCGGTGTGGGTGCCGACCGATCCGCTGCCCGCGCTACGCGAGTTCCTCGCCGAGCGGTGGGCCGAACGGGACCCGCGGCCGCGGGTAGCGCTGAACCTGTCGTCGGACTGGACCCGCCACACCGGCCCGGAGGTCGTCCTCGCCGACGACTCCGGGCCGATGCGATGGCCGGTCGAGACGCTGCCGCAGCTGCGGGTGACCGTCTACGCCGGCGGCCGCAGCATCGCCCGCGACGTCGCCGGCGTCACCCTCGGCTGGCTGCTGTGCCTCCGGGTCCCCGGGATCGCGAAGATCCTGCCCGGCGCCGCGCTCATCGACGCACGCGACCCGGACACCACCGGGCACGTCGCGTCGTTTACCGTCCGCGCCCGCGTCCGGACCCACGAGCTCGACTGAGTACCGGACTAATCGCACCACCTCGATAGACCACCACCCCTCTCCCCGGGTGGCCGAACCGCACACCAACCGAAATCAAATGAGCGACCCGAGAGGGGTATTCATCATGGGCGGAGAACCGCGCAACGTCGACATCTGGGATTCCGCGGACGTGTGGATCCACCGCACCGCGGGCGTCACCGATGTCGCCGACATCGTCCCGGCCAGCATCGAGATCGAGTTCGACGCGGTCCCCGACGCGGACTGGGAGCTGGTCGGGCTCCTCAACGGCGAGGACGGTTTCGCCGAGACCGTCGAGTTCGACGAGTCCAGCTACAACGCATGGGGGTACGGCGAGATCCTCAAGTCGTTCCGGAACCGGCGGCTCGAACGGAAGTTCACCGCGCTCGAACGGAACGCCGTCACCGCGTACCTGGAGTCGCCCGGCGACACCGATACGCACGTCGTCGACGCGAAGCCGGCCCGGGTGTACCTCGGGTTCGAGACCCGCACCGACGACGGGAAGACGAAGCGGCGCATCACCACCGTGCCGTCGACCGTGAAGTCGGGCGGGCGCACAGACAACGAGCAGGACATGGCGTCCGTCGAGTACACGTGCGCGATCTTCCCGAACGGGTTGAAGCAGCGGTTCATCAAGCAGGAGACCGGGCTGCTGGTGCCGGAGCCGACGACCCCGCTGACGTACACCGTGGCGGTCACCGGGTCGCCGACCGGCGGCACATGGACCGCGACCGTGGGCGGCCAGACCACCAGCGGCATCCCGTACGACGCCACCGCCGGCGAGGTCGAGGCGCCGCTGGAAGCGCTGTCCACGGTGTCCGCAGCGACGGTCACCGGTTCAGACGGCGGCCCGTGGACGGTGACCGTGCCGGCAGCGCTCACCGCGTCCGGCGCCGGCCTGATCGGCGGGACCGCTCCGTCCGTGACGGTCACCCCGGTCTGACACCCGGGGCCAGTTGCTCGCCCGCCCGGCGTTCGTGCGGTTCTCCGGGCGGGCGGGGTCTCCACCCAGAACCGCACACCAACGTTGAAAGAAGGCGACCCCGCGTGCGCATCCCTTCCGACGCCGAGATCAACGAAGCCGCGACCCGGCTCGGTCTCGACGTCGACGGGGTGTGCCCGCCGTCGCTGCGAGGGCGGGTCGCCCGCACGGTCCAGGTCGCCGCCGCCGACACCGCCAGGACCGACGCCGCGGCAGCCGCAGCGGAATCGGTGACCGACGAGCTCGCCGCCGCGGTCGACCACATCGCGGCCGCGTACACGCAGCTGTGCCAACGGATTCCCGAACAGGCCGCGCGGGAGATCACCGCCGGTCTCGCACCCACTCTCTACCGCGCCGCATCAACGAACCGCACACCCCGGAAGGAACCGCACCAGTGAGTGAATCGATCGACCTCGACGACGGCTACGAACCCGACGACTACGACGACCGCGCCGACGAGCAGCCCGAACCCGAGCCGGCACGGCGCAAGCAGCCGAAGGGCCGTCGGCCGAAACGGGACGACTCCCGGATCCCGGCGCGCGCACCCCGACCCCAGGACCACCGGCCGGCCAGCACCCCGGTGATCCGGGGCGAAGCCGAAGGGATCGAAACCGTCACAGTCGAATTCGACGGCGAGTCCTACACGATCCCCGCCGACCCCGCCGACTGGCCGATCAACGCGACCGAAGCATTCGAGAACGGGCGCGCGGTCACCGCGATCCGGATGCTGCTGGCTCCCGACGAATGGATCAAGGTGCAGCGCAAGCAGTACCGGAACCGGCAGTTCCGGGAACTGTTCGACGCGCTCGCCCGAGCCGGCGGATTCCGCAACTCGGGAAACTGATCGGGCTGCTCGCCCTCCTCGCCGACGACGAGCAGCGCGACCGGCTGGAAGCCGATCTCGACCGGTACTACGGCCGCGACCTGCGCGACCTCTACCGCCGAGACGAGCACGGGCGCCGCCTGCTCACCCTGCGGATGCTGTTCGTCCGCGTCCTCGCCCTGCCCGCCGACTCCGCGCTCGCGGTCGCCGCGAACGACGGACGGATGCCGTGGTCGACCACCGACCACCTCCTCGCCGACCTGTGGGCGCTGCAAGCCCGCGCGCACGGCGGGAAGAAAGCGCCGAAGCAGCACCCCGGCCGGCCCCGCCCGAAAGCAAAGCCGATGACGGCGGCCAAGGCCGAGAAGTACCGCACCGCGCAACGCCGACGCCAGCAGATCCGCGACCGCCGCCAGCAGCCGCAACTACCCCCGGGAGGAGGGAACACCGCATGACCGATATCGGTGTCGCCACCCTCCAGGTCTTCCCGACCGCGCGGGGAATCACCCGGATGATCGACGAGCAGATCATCGCGCCGCTCGCACGGGGTGGCCGCGAGGCCGGCGACCGCGCCGGCCAGGGAATCGCGGACGGGATCCGCGGATCGACCGCGGCCGTCGAACGGGCGTCGCAACAGATCACGTCCGCGCGCGGGCAGGAAGCGTCGGCGGCGGACCGAGCCCAGGCCGCGGAGCGGGATCTCGCGGGCACCCGCACCCGCGCCGGCGGCGCCGTCGACGGGCAGGCACGCGGGGAGGAAGACCTCGCCCAGGCACGGCAACGCCGCGCGGGCGACACCGGCCGCGCTCGCGACGCGGAGGAAGACCTCGCCCGGGCGGCGCGTCGAGCCGGCGACGAGACCGCCGCCGGCGGGCGGGACGGCGCGAGCGCGCTCGGCGGCCTCAAGGACAAAGCCGGCGAGGCGGCCGACCAGCTCAAGGGCGTCGCCGTGGCGGCGGCCGGGATCGGCGGGATCGGGTCGGTCATCGCCGACGCCGCCGACTTCGACGTCATCGGGGACCGGCTCGCCGCCTCCCTCGGCGCGACCGGGCAGCTCGCGAAGGATTACGGCGACACCGCCGGCAAGGTGTACTCGTCCGGGTTCGGTGCGTCGATGGACGACGCAGCATCCGCCGTCGGCATCGTCGCATCGTCGTTCGCGACCCTCGGTTTCGAGGGCGAGGCGTCCCTCGAAACCGTGTCCCAGCGGGCACTCGCGTTCGCCGACGTCTTCGGCACCGACGTGTCCGCCGTCGTGCAGACCACATCGCAGCTGGTGACGAACGGCCTCGCAGCCGACTCGACCCAGGCGTTCGACCTCATGACGACCGCCTTCCAGCGAGTGCCGGCCGCGATGCGTGACGAGCTGCCCGAGATCCTCGACGAGTACGGAACCAACTTCCGCGCCCTCGGATTCGACGGTCAGTCCTCGTTCAACCTGCTCGTAACGGCCGCCGATCAGGGCAAGTTCGCGCTGGACAAGACCGGGGATGCGCTGAAGGAATTCACGATCCGCGGCTCCGACATGTCGGAAGCGTCGGCCGCCGCGTACGCCGCGATCGGCCTCAACGCACAGGAGATGTCGGACAAGGTCGCCGCCGGCGGCGCCGGCGCGCAGGAGGCGTTGCGGGCGACCGCGCAGGGCCTGCTCGGGATCGAGAGCCCCAGCGAACGCGCGAACACCGCGATCGCTCTGTTCGGCACTCCACTCGAAGACCTGTCGGTCGACCAGATCCCGCAGTTCTTGGAGGCTCTCGCCGGCGGTGAGGACCGGATGTCCGGGTTCGCAGGCGCGACCGACGAGATGTCGACGACCCTCGGTGACAACGCAACCGCGCGGCTCGAGACGTTCAAGCGGTCCGTGCAGACCGGCCTCGTCGAGGCGCTCGGCGCGTCGATCGGCTGGATCTCCGACAACTCCGGCATGCTCACCCAGCTCGGCATCGTCGCCGGCGTCACCGCGCTCGCGCTCGGCGGAATCGGGATCGCGCAGGGCGTGATCGCCGCCGGCGGGCTGATGAACTGGATTCGGTCGACCACGGCCGCTACCTGGTTGTTCAACTCCGCGTTGCTGGCGAACCCGCTGACCTGGGTTGCGCTCGGTATCGCCGCGGTCGTCGCCGCGGTAGTGATCATGTGGAACAAGTGGGATGGGTTCCGTAACTTCGTCACCGCCGCCTGGGACGGGATCAAATCGGCGTTCTCTGCCGCGTGGGGATTCATCCAGCCTGTACTCGCCGCGTTCGGCGAATGGTTCACCGGCACCGCTGTTCCCGCTGTCCTCGGATTCTGGCATGGGGTGATCGAGCCTGCGTTCTCGGTGATCGGCACCGTGATCTCGTTCTTCTGGAACACCGTCGTGAAGCCGGTGTTCGATCTGTTCGCTGCGGTGTTCGGGATAGTCGGCGCCGCGGTGATGTTGTTCTGGCACGGTGTGATCGAGCCCGCGTTCCAGGCGATCGGGTTCGTGTTCCAGCTGTGGTGGGCTGGCGTGCAGGTCGTGTGGGAGCTGTTCAAGCTCGGCCTGTCCGCTGCCGGCGACGTCGTGATGTGGCTGTGGAACTCGGTGATCGTGCCCGCGTTCTCCGTGATCGGAGCCGTGATCTCCGGCTGGTGGACCGGTGTCGTGCAGCCGGTCTGGGACGCGTTCACCGCGGGGCTCGGGTTCGCCGGCGACAAGGTGATGTGGCTGTGGAACTCGGTGATCGTGCCCGCGTTCGACGGGATCAAGGGCGCGGTCTCCGCCGCATGGGACTTCATCAAGCCCGTGTTCGACAACATCGGGACCGGGATCGAGGCGGTCGGCGCGATCGCCGGCCGGGTCGGCGACACCGCCCGCGGCGCGTTCGGCGGCGTCGCTGACATCATGCGTCAGCCGTTGCGGGTGATCGGCGGGCTGCTGGCGAACGTGCCGGAGAAGATCCTCGGCGTCTCCATTCCCGGCGCGGGGACCGTCCGTGCGTGGGGCGCGACCCTGCAAGGGCTGGCCGGTGGTGGCGTCGCCGGCCGCCGCCCGGACGGGTTGCTGTGGGGCCCGGGCACCGGCACGTCGGACTCGATCCTGGGCGTCGGCGCCGACGGCACACCGACCGCGCTGGTGTCCGCCGGCGAGGGCGTGGTGACGGAGTCCGCGATGCAACGCGGCGGCGACGAGCTGGTCGCTGCCCTGAACGCCGGATGGACCCCGCCGGCGGACTGGCTCGACCGGCTCGTCGGTGGCGGCACAGCCCTGGTCCGGGACGGCGACTACACCGGGCAGCTCGCACCGCTCGGGATCGACGAGGACCACCAGGCGGTCGCCGGCGTGCTCGGCGCGCGGTCGCTGCTTGTCGACGGCGACTACACCGGCAATCTGTACGACGCGACGGGGATCGAGGAGGACTCGCAGATCGTCGCCGGGGCGCTCGGCGCCCGCGACCTCCTGGTCGACGGCGACTACACGGGGAACTTCCGCGACGCGTTCGGCCAGGAGGAGGACAGCCCGGTCGTCGACGCGTTGCTCAAGGGCCGGGCAGCCGCGATCGGCGCGGCCGGCCTGGCCGCCGGCGACTACCGCGGCATCCTCGCCAGCGAGTTCGGGATCCAGGAAGACGACCCCGCGGTCGACGCGGCGCTGGACCTGCGGGACCTGCTGAAAGGTCGGCTCCCCGGATTCGCGGACGGCGGTGTCGTCGGCGCCGGGAAGATCACCCGCCAGCAGCTCCTCGACCAGGCCCGCGGAATCGAAGGCGTCCCGTACGTCTGGGGTGGCTGGGACGGTTCTTGGGGAACGGACTGTTCCGGCGCTCAGGCGCGGGCAGCGAACCTCGTCGCGTACGGCGACACCGAGACCGGTGGCCGGTTCGCGACCGGCACGCAGGCCGAAGCGCTCGCCGCCCGCGGTGCGCTGCCCGGTCTGGGCGGCCCTGACGACTACAGCATCGGCTGGTTCAACGGCGGCCCTTACGGCGGGCACACGGCCGGCACCCTGCCCGGCGGGACCGGGTTCGAGATGGGCGGCGGCCGCGGCGACGGCCAGTTCGGCGGGCCGGCTGCGAAAGCCGACGACCCGATGTTCACCGACCACGCGCACTTTCCCGCGTCCATGTTCGCGGGCCCGACGACCGCGGTACCGGAGGTGTCGACACCGACCCCGTCGTATCAGTCGCCGACCTACCAGAACGGTGTGACGACGACCCCGGTGCCGACAGGGGCCGGAGCTGGAACGGCCGGCCCGGCACCCACCTCCGGCGGAAGCGCATCCGGCGGCGGGCAGCGGCTGAAGACGTTCCAGGAACTCGGGTCCGACCTGGGCGGGATCATCGCCGGCGGGATCGTCGAGACGTTCGGTATCCCGGACTGGATCGCGGACCCGAACAAGCTGTTGCAGGGCGACGACGGGTCGAACGTGCGCACCAGCGGCGGCAGCAGCGCGAGCCTGGCCGGGGCCACGAGCTCGCCGGCTCCGTCCGCCGCGGCCGCAGGTACCTCGGCGCCGACACCAGCGCCAGCGCCGGCGCTGGCGCCGGCGTCGTCGTCGACCGGTGTCGGCGCCGGCGATGCGACCGTCGCTGTACCGGTCGACCCGTCGGGGCTGACCGGCTCCGACCTCTACAGCCACATGATCACGAGGACCGCTCGCGACATGGGTCTCGACCGTGCAGCCGCGGTGATCGGCAACGCGGTCGGGCTCGTCGAGTCGGAGATGCTGATGTACGCCAACAGCACCGTCCCCGAGTCGCTGTCGTTCCCGCACGACGCGGTCGGCTCCGATAGCGACTCGCTCAACTACATGCAGCAACGGCCGTCGCAGGGCTGGGGCACCGTCCCTCAGCTGATGGACCCCGCCTATCCGGCGAAGGCGTTCTTCGACGCGCTCGTCGGTGTCGACGGGTGGCAGTCGATGGACCCCGGTGTCGCGGCGCAGTCGGTGCAGCGGAGCGCGTTCCCGGACCGGTACAGCGAGCGGCTCGCGGACGCCGACGCATGGGTGACGAAGGCCGGTCTGTTCGACACCGGCGGGTGGCTGCCGCCGGGCGGGGTCGCGATCTCGGCTCTGACGAAACCGGAGCCGCTGCTGCCCGAGTCCCGGTGGGCGGTCGCCGAAGCGAACATTTCCGCGGTCGACAAGCTGGTCGCCGCGATGAACGGCGGCGGCCGCCGCGGCGGCGACACGTTCATCGCGAACGGCTACACCGCGGGCGATCTCGCCGGCGAGTGGCGGCGGCAGACGTGGGCCCGCACCGGCGGATACGACGGGCGGGGATGGTAGATGGCGGTCGGACGGTCGATCACGTACGTCGGTGTCGACGGTGCACGCTGGCACCTGCACGGCGTCGACATGGGCGCCGAGGGCGTCTACCTGACCAGCCTCGCCGGGTTCTACTTCCCCGTGTCGGTACCGCTGTCCCAGCAGCCGGCGTACATGCGGGGCGCGAAACCGGGCCCGTCGAAGATCGATCCGTCCGTTATCGACATGAAGCTGTTCACCTCCGCGGAGACCGAGGAGGAGTGGGAGGACGTCGAGTCGGCGTGGTGGCGGTCCTGGTCCACCGAGGAAGACGGGACGCTGATCGCGACCGACCGGCGGGGCCGGCGCCGCACCCAACCGGTCCGGCTCCAGAAGTGGCCCAGCGAGCCATTCGACTTCGAGCCCGAGACCGAGATGGAGTGGACGCTCCCGACGATCGCGTACTCCCCGGGCTGGCGCGGCCCGCAGCTGGTCAGCAGGTGGCAGAACAGCAGCGGCAGCGGGTCCGGGGTGCTGCGGCTCGCCAACCCGGGCGACATCGAGATCTGGCCGCAGATCGCCGGCTGGGGCCAGGCCGGCGTCCGGGTGACGGTGCCGGACGGTATCGGCGGCACCACGGTGCGGCTGACCGAGTTCGCGGACGGTGAGCACTGGCTCGTCGACCCGGACATGACGGGCGGGGTCAACCTGGACACGGTCACCAACACCCAAGCCGCCGCCCGCATGGCCGGGCTGCTGTTCCAGTATCCGATCCCCCCGCACACCGTCACCCCGGTCGACTGCCCGGTCTCGGCGACCGGCGCCGACACCGACACCGAGGTCGCGGTGTACATGACGCCGCTGCACATGAGGCCGTGGGGGTGAGATGACCGCGCCACCGGTCGATTTCCTCACTCTCGACGACGTCCGCGACCACATCGTCGCCCGCCGCCGCCGCGAGCAGCGGGACGCTCTCGCGCGTCCGAAGATGACGATCTGCGACAAGACCTGGGAGCCGGTGTGCTACCTGCGGGGTGAGCTCGCGTGGGACTTCGAGGAGGTCGCGAACGACACCGGCGAGGGTGAGTTCACGATCCCCGGTGACCACCTTCTGACCGAGTGGCTGCTGCGGCCGTCGCTGCGGCAGGCCGACGTGCACATCGTGGTCGACACCCCGTACTGGCGGTGGGGCGGGAAGTGCGATCAGATCCAGCGGATCTACAAGGCCGGCGAGATGGTCGCTGTGCGAGTGCATTTCCTGCACGACTACCACCAGGCCAAGAAGATCACGTGCTACGCGAACCCTATCTTCCCGGCTGAATTTCAGGTGCCCAAGGCGATGCCGTACGCGGGCCCGACGTGCACCGGGACCATCTTGTACGGGTTGTCGAACGCGTGGCGCATCCAATCGTTGAACGCGATCCCGGACAACATCTTCAACCCCGCGCAGTGGTCGGGGCTGTGGGACCCGGCGCAGTGGTGGACGACTTTCGTGCCGGTGAACCCGCTCACCGACACCAGCCAATGGACGGTGCTGAGTTCGCGTTTCGCGAACTTCCACGACCTCATGGCGCCGACACTCGCGTCGGCCGGAGTGCTGTTGCAGCCGCAGCGGTGGATGCCCGGGGAGCCGCAGCCGGCCGGCAACTTCTACCAGCTCCAGCACTCGACCCGCGTGTTCCGAGCGATCGACAAGTCCGGGTACGCGGGCCCGACCGGCACCATGATCGACGGCCTACTCAACCTCGTCGGCACGATCGCCGAGGACCTGATCAACGAGATCGTCACCGAACTCGCCACCGAACAGCCGGACGAGTACAAGCTGCCCGGCTGGTTCGGGACGGTGAAAACGGCTCCGTGGGTCGTGTTCCCGCAGGGGAAGCATTCCACGGTGCGGTCGCAGACGATGACGATCCACAAGGCTCTCGCCTACGCGATGGTTCACGGCGGGAAATCGCCGCAGTGGGTGAACTCGGCAGCGAAGCTGGCAGCGAACGCCGCGCTCGGCTACCTCGGGATGCTGGTCGGCAACCCGGGTCTCGCGCTGGGCGTGTTCGACTTCCTCGTCGAGGACACCATCCTCGCGTTCCACCGGGTGGGGAACCCGTTCCGGAAACAGGCGATGGGCCCGGACGCCTACTTCGAGAACTGGGTCCAGGGCCCCGGCGTCGGATTCACCCTGTCGACGTTGCAGGCGTTCATCACCGGCTTCTGGGACACCCGCGGATACACCTCCTACACCGCCGAGATCGACGCCTACGCACCGTATGTGCCGGGCAAACATTTCGGGCTGATGGACCGGATCGGGTTCGACTTCGGCGGCGAATGGTACGTCGACAACGTCCACGCGATCCGCTACAAGGGCGACCGGGCGACCTTGCCGGCGTGGGAGATCAGCATCGGGAACGACCAGGCCGAGGAGGAGCCGATGGCGAAGTTGATGCGGTACAAGGAGAACATTCTGTCGCTGATCCAGTTGCAGGGTGTCGGGGTCTGACATGGTCGCCGACTTCCCGGACGGCAGCAACTTCCGCGACAACCCTCCCGACCACCCGAACACCGATCTGTGGCGGGACATCCCGATGTCCGGCGAATGGATCACGATCCGCGACAAGAAGGGACGTAAGCGGCGGTTCTGGAAAGCGACCGCACGCGGCGCGATCACGCTGCCCGCGACCGCGTCCCGGCTCGCCGAGCACGCCGAGCTCGTCGGCTACGTCCTGGACCCGAAGCTCGCGAAGATCAAGCGGCAGGACCCGGTGCGGCTCGGTCGGTCGCTGACCAGCCCGGGCGACTGGGTCGACCTCAGCGCACCCGACCCGGCACCGAACCCCGTCCTCGAGCACGCCGCCGCAGCCGAGGCCGAACTCACCCCGGTCGAGCTCCGCGAACTCCGCGACCGCATCGACCAACAACTCGAAGGACACGCATGAGCCAGCGCTACTGGCCGCTCGAACGCGGCACCTACACGATCAGCTCGGGATTCGGTGCCCGCCGCAACCCGGTCACCGGCGCCGACGAATCCCACCGCGGCCTCGACTTCGCCGCGAAGATGGGCACCCCGATCTACGCCCCAGCCGCCGGCGTGTGCGTCGAGGGCGCCGACCGGTGGAACGTCCAAGGGTTCGGCCGCTGGATCTGGCTCGACTGCCAGCAGTCGGTGCAGCTCGACGTGATCGTCGGGCATTGCGACCCGCTCGTCCGCAAAGGCGACCGCATCCGGGCCGGCCAGCTCATCGGCCGCGTCAACCGACACGGGCAGTCGACCGGTCCGCACGCGCACGTCGAGCTGTGGACCCCGCCCGGCCGGGTCCCCGAGAACGGCCGCACCGGCCGGGCCATCGACCCCGCCCTCTGGTTCGCGTCCGCCGCATTCCCCGCCGGCCCACCACCGGCGGCACCGACCCCGACAGGAGGCCCTCGCATGTCCCAACTCCAAGCCGACCTCACCATGCTCACTACAGCCGACAGCGGATCGCGCGACCCCGCGCGCTGCCAGGCGATCGTCTGGCACACCAACGAAGGCCCCGAACGTGGCAGCGTCGAGTCGCTGCTCCGGTTCTGCCAGAACCGGACCAACGGTGCCAGCTACAACGTGATCGTCGGCGTGCAGGCCGACCACCAGGGCCGCCTACGCCCCCTGGTCGGGCGCAGCAACGACGACAACTACATCCCCTGGGCAGCGGGCACCACCGGCAACCGGATCGGGCTGCACGGGTGCATCCTCGGCTACGCCGAGCAGAAGCGCGCCGAATGGCTCGACCCGATCGAACTGATCGACGGCGCGGCACGGGTCACCCGGGACTGGTCGGACCGGTACGACATCCCGCTCCGCAAGATCAACGGCGACCAACTCCGCGCCGGTGAACGCGGCGTGTGCGGGCACGCCGACGTATCCGCAGCGTGGCGCGAGGTCGACCACTGGGACCCGGGGCCGGAATTCGTCTGGGACGAGCTGATCGGCCGCGCTGCGGCGGTGCGGCTGTGACGTTGTCGACGTACTGGTGGGACGTGCTCGAGCGGGCGGCGATGACCGGCTGCCAGGCCGTGCTCGCCGCCGCCGGCACCGACGCAGCCGGCATCACCGATCTCGACGCGCGCGCAATCGCGTCGGTCGCCGCACTCGCCGTGATCCTGTCCGCGGTCAAGTCGGTCGCGCTGCGCGGCTTCGGCCGGACCGAGACCGCATCGCTGGTCCCGACGATCGGTGAGGTCCCGCCGCGATGATCGCCCGGGTGCGCGTCGGGTCGCTCCTCGACGGCGAATCGATCCGCCCCTACCAGGCCGCCGTCTACAGCGCGTACATCGTGGCCGGCGCGCAAGCGCTGATCACCGGCACCGCACCCGGCGCCGTGGAGCGCGCACTCGGCACCCAGTTCGCGATCGCCTGGGCATGCCTGCTCGTGGTCTGCCCGGTCCTCACCCTCGCAGGCGCGATCGCGCGGACCTCACTCCCCGGGCTCTGGCTCCAGGTCGCCGGTGACGGCGGCGCATCGTTCGCCGGCCTCGCGTACTCGGTCGCGGTATGGCAGGCGTCCTGGTCGGAACGCGCCACGTTCGCGGCGTGGGTCGGGGTCGCGCTGGCCGTGTGCTCGGCCGGCATGTGCCTGCACACGATCCGGCAGATCCGGGCGATCCTGCGGGAGGCTGCGCGTGGGTGAGGTCGGCGTCAGCATCGGCGATCTCGCGGTCGGGGGCGGGGTCTTCACCGTCGTCGCAGCGCTGATCGCCGCCGTGGTTGGGTGGCGGCGCGGCACCGCGAACGTCGCCGAGGTCGCGGCTCGGCTGACACACTCGGTCGCGGAGGATCTTCGTGCCGACATCGCCGCGATGGAGGACAAGCACGTCAAGGAGACCGACCGCCTCGAAGCCCGGATCGTAGACTTCGAGGTCAAGCTCGACGACGCCCGCGATCAGATTGCCACGCTGACCGTGCTCCTGCGCACCGCTATCCCCCTGCTCAGGGCAGCCGGGCACGTCGCCGAGGCGGACGAGATGTCGGCAGCGGTGCGTCGGAGGGTCGGGCCGTGACATCGCCGGACCAGGCGGGTGTTCCCGACGAGACGCAAGGCCAGTCGGTCGGGTCGTGGGGATTCGGCAACCTGATCGACGGCCTGGCGGGCGGGTTCGGCGGTTTCATCAACGGGTTCCTCGCGTCCGGGCTGCGTCTGCTCGCCGACCTGCTCGGCGGGGTACCGATCGTCGGCGACACGCTCGAGGACATCGTCGGCGGGATCGCCGACAACATGAACACCACTCAGGCGACCGCGACGACGGCGCATTCCACGGCGACCACCGCGCAGTCGACCGCGCAGTCCGCCCAGACGACGGCGACCGCCGCGCAGAACACTGCCACTGCGGCGAATGCGAACGCGTCGGCGGCGGTCTCGACCGCTCAGGCAGCCGCGAACGCCGCAGCGGACGCGCAGGAAACCGCCGACATCGCCTACGCGCTCAGCTCCTACTGGGAGCTCGAAGCGGTGATCGCTTCGGCCGCTGTGCAGCTCGGCGTGAACGAACTCAGGATCGGGGCGTGCCAGAACGTCCCCTCGGGGCAGTCGCGGAAGATCACCGACCTGCACATCGCGCTGCTCACCCAGCCGGGCGGGATGGTGCTCCAAACCAAGAAGTGGAACGCGGCCGGCACCGCGAGTTCGGTGATCCACACCGCGACCCTGGGGGCGAACGTCACCCGCGTGAGCTACAACAACCTGGAGTTGAACGTGGCCGACAAGGAACGCGTGTTCTGGAACGTCGACTCGGTGACCGGGTCGACGCCTCCGAACGCCCTGCAATGCGCGCTTTTCGGGGTGATCCTGTGACCCGGTACGTGATCGCGATCGCCGGCAACAGCGACCCGGCCGAGTCCGGGCCGGCGCTGCCGCGCGACGTGTCGATCACGTTCGTCCCCGAGATGTCGTGGCCGATCTGGCACACCGTGTTCGGCCTGCCCGACCTGACCGGGCTGTGGTGGTACGCCGCGGCCGCAGACGCCCGCCCGGTGTTGACCGCTGCGCTCGACGAGTTCGATGAGCGCGGCGACGAGCTGGCCCGCCTGCTCGACCCGCAGGACTGGCGCGGTGTGCGCGGCAACCGGCAAGTCCTCGCCAGGGTGATCGAGGAGCTGGACCGGTGGCCGGACAACGTCATCGCCGTCGGCCGTGAGGACGAATGAGCTTCCTGCTCAAGCGGTCCCCAGAGCTGGTGTGGGCGGGGTTCTTCGACACCTTCGACCGGCCGGTCGAGAACCCTGTGCAGCGGCCGTGGGTGCACCTCGGCGACGGCACCCCGGCCGACATCAACAACATCGCCGAACTGCACATACCGAGCAACTACAGCACCACCAACGGTGGTGGCGAAAGCTACGAGTTCCAACCGTTCACGCCGAACTGGGGATTCGACGCCACGTTCTGGTTCCCACCCACCGGTGTTGCATCGCAGGGATTCTCGTTCTACCTCACCGACTCGTGGGCGCGGATCGACGCATTGTTCCAGAACGTGGTCGGGGTTCGGTTGATCTACCAGACCCCGGCCGCGGGCGGCGACATCGTGCAGGTCGGGCAGCTCGCCACCCCGGTGTCGGCGGTCACCAACCGCGGGCAATGGTCAAGCCCGGTCGTGTTCAACGGGAACACCTTGCAGTTGCGGGTGTGGGTCGACGCCGACCAGTTCATCCGGATCTGGCTCAACGGTGTCTACGTCGGTGCCGCGGTGACGACGCCGGCGTACCGGACAGGCCCCGACCGCCGCTGTATCCGGCTCCTCAATTCCGCGGCCTGCGACGTGTGGTTGCGCGAATTCTTCTGCTACGACCGGGTATCGGACGTCGTTTCCGGGCCGTGGTCGTCGGTGTTCTACGACAACTTCGACCGAGCGAACGGCGCCCCGGGGAACGGGTGGACCGTGGTCGGCGCGACGGGGCAGATCAGCGCGAACGCCTACGCGAAGACCGGCACCACCGACGGCGGCGCGGCGATCCTCCGCAACACCGGCCTGACCGGCGGGGTGATGCGGGTCGACGCGACGATCAAGACCGCAACCGCGCACGAGCACGCGATCATCCTGCACGCCAACGCCGCCGGCACGCAGGGCCTCGCGTGCCGGGTCACGACGGGCAACGCGAAACTGTTCCGGTTCTCCACCGTGCTGTCGGGGAACCCGCCGACCTGGACGCAGCTCGGCAGCTTCTCTGCGCCGTCGACGAACAACGCCGCCGGCCACGTGATCCGGGCCGAGACCCGCCCGAACGGGTCGGCGTACGTGTGGCGCGGCGACGAACTGCTCGCGTGGGCCGACAGCGTGTTCGCGACCGGGGTCGCCGCGACGAACCCGTACGCCGGCGTGTTCGTGTCCCGAGCATCGTTCGTCAACTCCGGGCAGTGGGACGACGTTCGACTACTGGCCGCCGCATGACCGAGGAGCGATGATGGCTGAAATGCTGGACCTGTTCGACCCGCCGCTACTGCGCGCGCTGCCGCTGACCTACGGCCGCGATGTCCGGTTCCGGCTGGTGCCGCGCTCGACCGCCACCTGGCCCGTCGTTCCGGCCACGGCCGCGATATGGATCGGCGGCGTCCCCAATTTCACCGTGCCGGCCGGCACGGTGCCCGACCCCGCCGAGGTGCAGATCTACCCCGGTGAGGTCACCGCCGCCGCGATCGACCTCGGGTTCGAGTCCGAGATCGCCGACACCGTCGCCGGCAAGCTGGTGTGGCGGATCCGGCTCACCTTCCCGGACGGCACCCCGACCGGCTACAACGACGTCCCCGCGCAGGGGCTTACGCGGCGCGCGGACGGCAAGCGATGACCTCAGGGTTCCCGGGCATGCCGGACATGCCGGATGTGCTCGAGGTCGACGTGCGGATTCCCGGGATCGCGGTCGACCCGGCCGGGTCGCCGACGATCGAACTCGACCCCGAGCCCGGCGGCCCGACTGTGGTCGCGGTCGTCTCGGCCGGGCCGGCGGGCGAGCGGGGACCGGCCGGGCCGGCGGGCGAGCGGGGACCGGCCGGTGGGTTCACGCACACTCAAACGACCCCCGCCGCGACGTGGATCATCGACCACCAACTCGGCCGATACCCGGCCTCGGTGCTGGTCGTTGTCGACGGCGAACAGGTCGACACCGATGTCGCCTTCCCGGACATCGGCACCATCTCGATCGTCTTCGCGACCCCGCAATCCGGCCGCGCCGAGATCGTCTGAAACCCCCTGTTGGAAAGGAAACCTCATGGCACTCAAGATCGGCAACGGACTCAACCTGCTCAACCAGCGGATCCAGAACGTGGGCTCGCCCTCGGCTGCTTCCGACGCCGCGAACAAGTCCTACGTAGATGCCCTGCTCAACGGCTTGCAGTGGAAACCCGGCGTCCGCGTGGCGACCACTGCGAGCGGAACGCTGGCGTCCGCATTCGCCAACGGCTCGGTTGTCGACGGCGTTACGTTGGCGACGGGCGACCGGATTCTGATCAAGAATCAGTCGACCGCGTCGGAGAACGGGATCTACGTTGTCGCCGCTTCGGGGGCGCCGACCCGCTCGGCCGACGCGGACGGCGCCGGCGAGATCGTCCCGAACACGACCGTGCTGGTCGCCGAGGGAACGGTCAACGCGGACACCGCTTGGACGGTCACCAACAACGGCACTATCACGGTCGGTACGACCGGGCTGACGTTCGCCCCGGTCGGTGGGGGCGCGACCTACACCGCGGGCAACGGCCTGCAGCTGTCGTCGAACGCGTTCTCGGTTCTGCTCGACAGCGCGTCCGGACTGGTGGTGTCCGGCACGGGATTGAAGGTCGACCCGTCTGTCGTCGCCCGTAAGTACGCGGCGAACATCGGCAACGGGTCGCTGACGTCGATCCCGGTCACCCACAATCTCGGGACCCGCGACGTGGTGGTTTCGGTGCACGACACGACCACGTACGAGGAGGTCCTCGCCGATGTCGTGAAGACCGACGCGAACAACGTGACGATCACCTTCGCCACTGCTCCCGCCTCGAACGCCTACCGCGTGACCGTGATCGGCTGACATGGGACGTCGGGCGCCCGGCCCGGCGCCGACCGCGGCAGATCACCTGTTGCGGCTCGGTGACCTGGCCGAGTATTCGTTCTGTGTCCGCCGGCTCAACACGGCCACAGTCGCTGTCACGGCTGGAACGGTGTACATGCAGATGCCAGCCGGAACGTTCGACACCTTGGATCGGGCACGGTTCGCCGGCCGCGAAGCGGTTGCGGGTGACGACTTCGTCAAGGACACCGGGCTCGGTCGGGTTCGGATCCCGGTGTCGGGAATATGGCGGTTCGGGATGCGGCTGGAGTCGTCGGCACAGTCGACAGCTCTGCCGTTCACACACCTGTGCACGTCGTCTGCCGAGACGTCGGGGTACGCCGCTGCCGAACGGGGCGGCTTCGGCGCCTACTACGGCGGTGGTCTTTGGACGACCTGGGAGCTGCCCCTCGTCGCTGGCACCTACGTCCAGCCCGGCTTCATGCTCAGTTCGAACAACATCGCCGGTGGCGCCGGCGGGTTGACCTGGTTCAAGGGCTGGCTCTCGCAACAGTTCTCATCGCTGACGCCGGCCCAGGCCGCATGGTCGGGGCCCGAGATCATCCTCAACGGCCCGAACGCCATGCTGACCAGCGACTGGAACGACGCCTGGGGTGGGGCGTGGATCGAACCCGGTCCGGCCGGCCTCGGCGTGAATCTCACGCACGTCGGCTTCCGGCTTGGCGGCGCTTTGGAGGTGGTCGGCGGCACAGGGAATCTAACCGTCGAGGTCTACGTCGGGACGCCGTCGAACGTCGGCAGTGTCGCCGCGTCGTTCACCGTGGCGGCCGGGCTGAACAGCTACGTCTATCCGCTGCCGACCGCCTACCTCTGCGGACCGGGGTCGGTCGTGCGGATCAAGCCGACGATCGGCACGGCCACGGCCAAGGGCCCGGTCCACGTCCATCTCCGCGGACAGTACGCGGCGTGAGCAGGCTCCTGCCGTCGCGTCCGACCTGGAAGGCATTCGTTGTCACCGGCCGCACCTTCGGCGGCTCGGCGACGGGCACCGCCACCGTGACCATCCCGTCGACCGCCGAGCCCGGCAACCTGCTGCTGGTGGTGGGCGTCTCGCAGGTCTCGAATTCCACCCTCAGCGTCGACTCGTCGCCGAACTGGGCGATGCTGGCCCAGGCTGTGGTCGCGAACCGGCCCACGATCGGGTGTGCGTGGGGTGTCGCCGGCAGTGCCGGCGCGCTCACCTTGTCCGGGTCGACCTCGCTCGCCTGGTCGTGCACTTCGCTCCGCGGCTGGAACGGTGTCACAGCCGACCTCAAGGCGGCGGGTGCGAACAACTACGGCGCCGTGCCCGTGACCGCACTCGACCCCGGCTACCCCGCCGGAGTCGAATGGTTGTGCTTCACGGGGTTCGTCAACAGCGCACGCAGCACCCCGTCCGTTCTCCCCTCGGGGTTCGGCAACCAGCAGAGCTATCACGTGAACACCACCCGCGCGTCCATCGACACCGTCGACCGGATCCGGACCGGCGCGCAACCGTCCGCGAACTGGCAGTCCGGCGACGGCTACTGGTCGACGCTCACCATCGGCGCTCGCGCCGCTTGATCGGCTCGCGCTCAGCGGGTCTGTTCGACCACGCAGCTGTCGACGGCCTGCACCAGCTCGTCCCCGGGCGAGATGCCTAGAACGTCCGACGCCTCGGCGAACGTCGTGTTATTCCGGGCGCCGCCGGTGCTGGCGTATGGGACACCGCCGCGGATGATCCAGACGTCGGACCGCTCCCGCACCTTCCCGCCGGCGTCGGCGATCGTCGCGCCGAAGTAGGTGACGCCAGAGTCCGTTATCACGGTCGGATTGGTCAGTTGGTAGCCGGCCGCGGTGAGGCCGGCCGTGATCGTGGCGGTGACGCCGGGGGCGGCGGGCGCGCACCTCGGATCCGCGGCCGGGCGGGCAGGCGGCGGACTGGTCGGCGCCGCCGCGCTGGTGCTGCTGGTCGTGCCGGTGCTGCTGCTCGCGGGGATCGTGTGGCTCGTCGACGCGCTGGCCGCGCTGGCCGCGGGCGCCGTCGTGTCGGACTCGGCCGCTGCGTCGTCACCGTTGTCGATCGCGTTGCCGATCGCGCCGAGCACCAGCAGCCCGGCGAGGACACCGCCTACTATCCACAGCCACCGGCGTCTCGGCTTCGGCGTGGTCGGCGGGGAAAGGGTCGGCGGGGGCGTGTTCACGGGGGTGTCCGTCCTTCGTAGATCGGTCCCCCGACCGGGCGACGACGTTACCGCGGGCCCGGCCCTGCTACGCGACAAGGGGGAGGTCGGCGCCGGCGGCCGCGCGGCGGCGGGCGTTGTCGGGGATCGCGGTATAGATCTGCGTCGTCACGACCGAGGCATGCCCGAGCAGCTCCTGGACCGCGCGGATGTCGCGGTCCACCGCATACGCCTGGGAGGCGAACCGGTGCCGGAGCGTATGCGTCGTCCATCCGGCCGGCAGCGTCCGGGAGATCAGCTTGCCGACGTGGGCCGCGGTGAGGTGACCCGGCCCCCTCGCAGCCGGAGACGGGAAGCACCAGCCGGGGCCGCGCGCGAGCAGCCGTTCGGCGAACTCGTCGCTGATCGGGATCAGGCGGGTCCGGTCGCCCTTTCCGCGGACCCGCAGTTCGTGGCGGCCGCCGAGCACCTCGACATCGTCGGCGCGTACTCGCGCGATCTCGGCGCGCCGGAGTCCGGCCGACGCGCCGAGCGACAGCATGAGCCGCTCCCGCGGCCCGGCGGCCATCACTGCCCGCAGCACGTACGACTCGGGGCACGGCCGCGGCTTGCCGAGGTCGGCGCGGACGGGGAGCAGCTCGGCTGCGGGGTCATCCTGGCGCCGGCCGGACCGGTGGGCCCACCGGAAGAACCCGCGAATGCTGGCCAACGCGCTGCGTCGGGTGCTGGCCTTCCAGCCGCGCCGGCCGAGCCACACCTCGAGGTGTTCGGCGGTGACCATGTCGGGCCCTACCCCGACCTCTGTAGCGCACCTGAGCAGGTGGTACCTGCGCAGCGATATCGTGCCGTCTGTTCGTCCTGCGGCTGCCAGGTGCCCCGCCCACGCGGTCAGCCATCTACTCCATTCACCCTGCATGGCGGCACCGTAGTGCCCAGCAACCCCGACGCTATCCACGGCTCAGATGGTGGCGACGATGCGGAGATGCCTACCCGGAACGAGCCCCGCGATCGTTTCCTCGGGGATCGGCGGCGGGATCGGGCCCTGGCCTGCGGCTGCTCTTAACCAGCGGGTTCGGGGTTCGAGTCCCTGAT